ATGGATAAGATACGCATACAGCGCAATGTAAAGCGCATTGAGGTTAACGATAACGGCGAATTTATCACGCTGGATTTCGACGATCTTAATCTGCCCTACCGTTATTACGGAATGCTCAAGAAATTTGAGAAAGACCGCGCGAAATTCGCAAACGAGCTCGCCCAAAAGCTCAAGGGCAAGCCCGCGGATATCTGCACGGAGGAGCTTGTAAAGGCGGAACGCGATTTGAATATTTATTTCCGCGACGCTGTTGACGAGGGTTTCGGCGAGGGTACCTGCCGCAAGGTTTACGGAGATATCCTGCCGTCGTTTGAAATGCATATGCAATTTTTTGACGCACTCCGTCCGTACTTCGAGGAGGAGGCAAAGCGTCGGCAGGATCGCATGAATAAGTACAGCGCAAGGAGAATGGGCAATGTTAAACATAATTCTTGACGGCTTTCCCGACGAATACGAGGGCTACTTAATTCGCACCGATTTCCGCATCGGTATGCAGATATCCGAGGCGCTGAACGACGTCGATCTGGCGGAGCCGGAAAAGATAATGACGGCGCTTCGGCTGCTGTACGGCAACGGAATACCGTCCGATACGGAGCTCGCCGAGAGCGGGCTTCGTTGGTTTATGTCCGGAGGGAACGTCGACGAAGAGCGCGTTCCCGACGGCAAGCCGCCGACGTTCGATTTTGAGCAGGACAATCGGCTGTTATATTCGGCATTTCGGGCGCGTTACGGGATAGACCTTACGCGGGAGCGCCTGAACTGGTTCGCGTTTCTGGCTATGCTCGGCGATCTGGGCGGCTGCTCGCTCTCGGATATTATAGGCATACGCAGCACCGATCTCGCCAAGCTCGGCAAGGCACAGCGGAACGATTACGCCAAAATGCAGGAGCGTTACCGGATCAAGGAGAAGATGACCGAGGCGGATCTCGCCCGTATCGCCGAATTCGAGGAACAGCTTAACGGTTGACAAACCGCGCAATTTGGTGTATAATGGAAGAAAACTTCTTGGAGGTACTTATGAAGAAAATTTTTTCCATTATACTCTGCGCGGCGGTGGTTTTGACTACGGGATGCTCGGGTGTTTCGCAGGAGGAATATAATTCTCTTGTAGAGGAAAACTCAAACCTAACTTCCGAAAACGACCAACTAAAAGAGGAACTAGAAAAAATCAAAACAGACAAAGCCAATGTTGATAGTTGCTTTGAGATTTATGCAAAACTTCTGGGTTTGCCAAAGACGGCAATTTCTGAAGAACTACCTAAACAAATTAGCCGCGGACTTTATGAAGAACATATTTTTTATCGTGAGAACGACGAATTGGCAACGAAAACAATCATATCTTTTGATAGAAGCTTATCGGCACAGGACATTGCCCCATATATTAAAGTTTATGTTGATGACACAAAAGACACTATAAGTCAAATGTTGCAACAATACCAGATGACGGCTAACGTTTTTATATATCGATATGATAACGGAAATGTTATAATGTCACAATGCTGGTTTAAAGACGATAACGGCACTGTTAAAGCCCCAATGTTTTTTACCTCTTATGGTGAAGATGCTGCTAAAGAACTCACGCGGCTTTATAAAGAGGAAGAAAATTCCGTACAGTAATTCAATTAAATCTAATAGGCACCTTGTGAAAACGAGGTGCTTTTGTTATACCCGAAAAGGAGATGATAAAATGGCGGGGAGCTATGACGGCTCGATACGCATAGACACTGCAATAAACGCCGCGCCTGTCGACAACGGTCTGGCACAAATAGAAAACAAAATAAAGAGCTTGGCGGCGACTATCGGTCTGGCGTTCGGCGTAAAGGAGCTGATCGACTTTGGCAAGCGCTCCATTGACGCGGCTTCCGATCTCGCCGAGGCACAGAACGTTGTTGATACGGCTTTCGGCGCTATGAGCTGGAAAATGGAGCAGTTTGCCGCTACCGCGCTTGAGACCTACGGCATTTCGGAGCTGACGGCGAAGAATATGGGCTCGACCTACATGGCAATGGCAAAGGGCATGGGAGTGGCAACAGATGCGGCTTCGGATATGGCGGTTACGCTTACCGGACGACTGTCGGATATCATGTCCTTTTATAACAAGACCCAAAGCGAGGTCGATACGATCGGTCGCGCTCTGATCACGGGAGAGACCGAGCCGCTGAAGGCGATAGGCGTTGTAATGACGCAGACAAATTTGTCCGCCTACGCAATGGCTCAGGGTTTTGCAAAGACCTATGCCGAGATGAGCTCAAACGAGCAGCTGCTTGTGCGCTACAAGTATTTTCTGGAGCAGACCTCGCTCGCGCAGGGAGATTTCGCGAAAACCTCCGAGGGCTGGGCAAATCAGACGCGGCTGCTTTCCGAGCGCATCAACGAGTTTATGACAAACCTCGGCGGCGTTATAATGAACGTGCTCACTCCCGCTTTACAGTTCGCAAACGAAGCGGTCACATTCCTGAACGACCTGTTTTTCGGCGGCAAGACCGAGGAAGAGACCACCGCCGCCAAGAACGCGGAGGCAGTTACCGACGAGGTCACGGCGGTCGGGACAGCCGCCGATAAGTCCAAGAAAAAGCTAAATAACTTGTTGTCGGGCTTTGATGAGCTGCATATCATCAGCGGTGCGAAGTCCGACGATGAGGAGAGCTTTGACGCGGGGATAGATACTTCAAATCTCCTCGGCGTGAACCTCGACGCGGACACCTCGACCGCTAAGAAAGCCGCGCAGAAATACCGCGATATAATCAACGAAATTTATCTTGCGTTCAAGCGGCACCCGCTGGCAAAGACGATCGAGGGGATAATAGATAGCATGGGTAAGTTTTTCGGGTTTATCAAGGGCAACAAGGATATTTCCGCGGGAGATATTGTTGACGCGCTTATGGATATTCTCGCGGCTATTATCGCGTATAAAACGATCACGGGAGTTGTCGGTGGAGTGACGGCATTCTCTAAGAGCTTTGGCAGCTTGATAGGTCTTATCACCGCGCATCCTGTTATCGCGGCTGTTGCAGGAATTACGGCGCTTACAATAGGCATTATAGCACTGAGCGAGGAAATGGAACGTCAGCGTATAGCGTCACATTTCGGGGATATCTCAATATCGCTTGAGGAGATCGGCGAGCTCGTAAATCCCATTACCGAGAACGTTGACAAGGTCGCGGGAGCGTTCGAGGACAACAAAACCAAGCTCACGACTGCAAAGGAAAATTTCTCGGATATCGCCAAAGCGGTGCAGGAGACCGCCGATTCGTTCAAAAACAACAATATCGATCAGGATGTTGAAGGCTTCGCAGCACAGCTTGACGAGCTTATCAACAGTGCGCTGGAGCTTAATGCCGCGACATTTGATACCAGTGCGATCAAATCCGCATTTGCCGCCGACGGTACTATCGACGAGGAGGAGCAGGCTATTCTCGATCAGCTCGCCGATCTGGGCGGCGGTGTTGCCGAAAAGATAAGCGATTACGGGGAGGAAATCCATAAAATCACGCAGAAAGCCATTGAAGAAAACCGCGAGCTCACCGAAGCGGAGATCGCCAATCTTGAAAGCCTGTACCAAAAGCTCGCCGATATGACGGCGCAGCAGGAAAATGTTAAAACCTCCGCGACATGGGAGCGGCTGAAAAATGGCGCGTATAACTTCGACAGCTACGCTGAGCTTGCCGAGCAAATCAAGGAAGCACAAAAACAAGCAGAGAAGTCTCGGGAAGCGATCGAGCAGTCAAATTATGAAGCTATAATGAGCATGGTGGCGGCAGGAAAAGAATCGGGAAAATATTCCGATGAGCAGCTGGAAAAGCTCAAGCAGGACGAAATAAAGAACGTCACCGAAAGTATGGAGGCGGCGAAGATTGAAGATAAACGCTATGAGCGTGATATTATTCTCGCATGGATGCAGGGCGCATTTAAAGATATGGCAGAATCCATCTCTCCCGATCCCGAACAGGTCAAAAAAATGCAGGACTACTTTGACCTTATGGTCAAAACGCCCGAAAGTGTTGATCTGAACGATTTATTCTCAGGACTTGTTTTGAACGACAGCGACATGAAAGCGTTTGACGGCGCTTATACCGCTCTTGATAAGATAAAAAAACAATTCGGAATAGACTTTGCCGAAGAGTGGACAAAGCTAAATGAGGAGATCGGCGACAGCGCCTTTTCGCTTGAGGAGTTTTACGACGCAGCCGCGAAAGTCGTTGATAACGTGACACCACTTAGTGTTGATGATATTTTACCGTCGATAGAGCAATTCAAGGAACAGCCCAAGCTATGGGACGAGATACTGGGAGAATGGGCAAGCGTTTCGAGCTATTCGGTATCGATAACAGGCGAGATAGATACCGCCGCAATAGACGAGCATATGAGCAAGTATATTGCGGAAAGACAATCACAGCTTCAGCTTTTCTCAGCGCCCTCAAACTATGTCTCCCCCGGCACAGGCGCGCTGATGGGCGCGCAGCTCGGCGCGGAGCAGTATTTCAATATACAGCTGAACATAGACGGCGTAAATATGGGAAAGCAGACGGTCAAGACAAACGGATCGTCAACGGTCAGCGTTGACTGGCATGATCCTATGAAAACCAACGGAGGTTGAAACAAATGATCGACAAAAAATTCGCGTTATTGAAAATACTTCCCGAAGGCGGCACGGAGGGCGACGAGATACCGCTCGGCTACGGGAATATCGGATCGTACAAGGGGCAGCTCATCGACATAGACGGCGACGGCGCGGGAACAACGGAGGACGGACACACTATCCGGGATATCCGCCGCCGCGGCAAAGCGAAGCTGATGCTCAAATTCGACAATCTGACGACCGCCGAATTCTCAGCGCTGATGAAAGCGATCTCGCGCGACAAATTCCAATTGACATACTTCTGCGGCGAATTCAAGACTATAAGCGCTCACGCGGGCGACCGTAATTTCGAGCTTATAAAAGCGTCCGGCGAGAAAGACGGACGCTGGCGGCTGGACGTTAATTTTATTGAGTATTGAGGTGATACGATGTACGCGGTAAGCGACGCATACAAGCAGGCGGTAACGGGCGACGCGCGTGAGTTCAAGATACGCGCGAATATTTATTTCCGCGACAAGACCATTCAGATGTTCGATGACAGTACCATAGAAAACGAGGTGACGATCGAATCACAGATGATGGCGGGATCGCCGTCCGACGATACCATAGACATAGGCGCGGCAACCTCAAAAAAGCTGACGATGACGGTCAAAAATAACAAGACCGACCTTCATAGATTTGCGGGCGCGCGGCTGTGGCTGTATGTATCGCTGCGGCTTGATAACGGCGCGTTTGAGGACGTGCCTATGGGCAAGTTTTTTATTAACAACAAATCGGTCAGCCGCGTGGGAGATCAGGTCACCTTCAGCGCTTACGACGGCATGATACTGCTGCATTACGAGCTGACAAATGAAATACGCGAGGAGCTGAAGGGCAAGACCGCGCTCGAGGCAGCACAGATACTATGCGGTAATCAATTACCGTTTGTATCGCCGAAAAGTCCTGAGGGCGAAGCGGTTACGCTGCCGAATTCCGATCTTGAACTAGATTTCGATTCGGAGCAGATCGAGACCGCGCGCGACGGTATCATGTGGATAGCGCAGCTCATGGGCTGCTTCGCGCGGGTAAACCGTCTCGGACAGCTTGAATTCGTGCAGATCAAGTCATGGTGGAAGATGTACGACGAGACTACCGGAACTATCCTCGCCGTGCGTAACATACAAGGTAATGTACGATTTAAAACGAGATTTTCCGATGACCGCATTCATATCGTCGGCGTATCGATGCGCGGCGCGGACAACAAGCTCGTGACGCAGCGGTACGGTTATTCGCACGAAAATGAGGAAGACCCGACCTCGGACGTTACCGTCGAAATGGCGACAAATCCGCTTATTATAAGCAGCGATAAGCCGCTGTCTGAGATACTGGAAGCGATCCTGAAGGAGCTGTCGACGGCATATTTTTACTCGTTCAGCACTGAGATGGCAAACGATCCGGCTTTGGATGCCGGAGATACCATACGCCTGCAGGGCGGCGTTATCAACGGCACAAACCACAATAACGACCTGATAGGATTTATCACGCACAATGTATGGCGGTACCGCGGACATCAGGAGATCACAAACGCGAGCTCCGTGCCGATAGTTTTTGACGGCGGGGACAGCGAAAGCGGAACGCCCGCGAGATCGCGCGCCCGCGCGGCAAGCGCCGCGCGTTCCGACGACGATCTGAACTTCCTGCCGCCGAAGCCGCAGTCCGAAAAGGCGCTGCAGGGGCGAGACAGCGCGACAAAACTTGTTGGCAACTTCGGAAAACAATATATATTCAAGTGGACTAATCCATATTACTTGGCGGCGTTTGACGGCAACGGAAAAGAAATGTTTAAATTAAGCGTTTTACCGTTTTCCGTAGAAAAAGGCAACAGCCATATCACTTTAGGCAACGATTATATTGAAATCAAGAATGCGGAAACGCGAGGCAGAGAATTCAGCTTTTATATACACGAAAACGGGCAGACCCGTATAACCGATTCAAGCGGGAACGATGTGTTCAGCATTATCCCTGCAGGTGGTCTTATGGAATATAAAGTTGGAAGCCAATCGTTTCAGGTTTGGCTCAACACGGGAGAAATCAAGATGAATGGCAAGACCGTTTGGGCTCCGTGGATGGCATAAGGAGGTCAAAATGTCAAATATAGAAACAGTGGTTCTCGACGGCGCAGAGCGTGAGGTCGGGGGCTTGGGCGGACAGAACACGATCATAATCAACCGCGGCTCGGCGATGTTGTACGCGTCGGCATACGCGAACATAGTGCCCGACGGCGATAACGCAGCGGCAATACTGCCGGGCGGCGCAATGAACCTTCGCGACACCAACGGTACGGTGTATCTTCTGGGCACGGGAAAAGTCCAGCTTCAGGGTACGGATATCGCGTATCTTCCGATAGCGTTGGGAGGCGCTTTGGGAGGAAGCGGCTCAGGCGGTTCAACGGGCGGCGGAGTATCGCAGGAATATGTCGACAGCGCGGACGAGGCAACTCTGAAAACCGCCAAGAATTACACCGACAGCGAAATAACGGCGGTAAACGCGGAGATCGTGTCGTCGTCGGATCAGACTTTGGCGGCGGCGAAAGAATATACCGACGCTAAAGTCCCGAAAATCTATGATTACGCGGTAAACGCTCCTGTCTCGAATGATCCCAGATATGTCAAAATGGCGGATATCAACATACCTCCAAACGGCGGAGCGGTTGCGGAGCTTGAATTTGTTGACGCGTACCCGCTCAACATCGGCTGGAACACAACCCGTTCCGACGAGATAACAGGAAAATTATATATTGGTCTGCGGGTAGACAGCAACGGAGAATTTATGCCCGAAGGACAAAAAATACAATGGGTGTACGCAAATGATAAAATCATTCCGGAAGATCTGTTTATAGCCGCTAAGATCAATGATGACAAATCGGTCAGCGGCGGTCTTTATCTGAATTTGCAGACGCATTATAATGCGGTAAAAGTCGCAGAACTGATAAATACCGTCCCGGCAAGTATGGTATTCTCGGACAGCGTCGGAAATTCCAATTTCATTTCCGAGATCCCCGCAGAATATACCATACGCCTTTCAAGCACTGTTATGCCGCTTCTTAATATCAAATCTCTTCAAGAGGAGATCACAAATGCCCAGCTTGCGCTGTGCGAGCTGTATGAAAGAATGGAGGGATGATCATGGCTATCGTGAACGTTTACGTGAGCCTGATAAAAAAGGGCGTGAAAACGCTCGACGACGTGCCGCTGCGGTACTGGGAGCAGGTCAGGGCGGCGCTTGAGGAGGCGGACAAATGATAAAAACGGCTATCTTAGACGGCGCGGAAATGCGTGTAACGGGGCTTGGCGGTCAGAATACGATAATCGTAAATTTCGGCGGAGCAATGCTCTATGCCTCGGCATATCCCGATATCGTACCCGACGGCAGGAACGTCGCCGCCATATCCGCAGGAGGAGCAATAAATCTGAAAGATACGAACGGCACAGTATATCTTTTGGGTACGGGAAAAGTTCAGCTTGAGGGAACGGATTACGGGACTGTAAACGTCGGTATGCCGTCTGCAAAATATCTTGAGGGGTGATCAAATGGATTTTACGGCAATCATAGTCGCGGTTCTGTCGCTTATCGGAACGCTCGGCGGCAGCTTGGGCGGCATCGTGGTATCGTCAAAGCTGACGGCGTACCGTATTCAGCAGCTTGAAAACAAGGTAGCCGAGCACAACAACTTTGCGCGGCGTATGCCCGTAGTTGAGGAAAAGGTCGACAATCTAGAGCGGCGCATTGACGATCTGGAAGAATTTCACAAGCCGCATTGACAAGGAGGTTATAATGCAGACCAGCAAGAAAATTTTGTGGATAAGCTACATAATCGGTATCGTGCTGACGATAATTACCGTTATCGGCGTGTTCATGGGCTTTGACGTTATGGTCCTCGGCACGGTAACGGGGCTGTCCTACGGCGAGATATCCGTGTCCAACGCCTTTTATTTCAACAAGGCGAAAAAGGAAAACGCGCTGAAAATAGCCTTCGGGTGCTCCGATCTGTCGCCCGAAAAGGCGGAAAAAGTGGCTAGGTTAATGGAAGTTATAGGAGGTATAGTATGAACAAAATCGACTGGAAAAGAAAGCTCACAAGCCGCAAGTTGTGGGTAGCGGTGGCAGGCTTTGTCGCTGGGCTTATCCTCGCGTTCGGCGGCGCGTCCGGCACTGCCGAGACCGTGACGGGCTGCATTATGGCGGGCGCGTCCGTTGTCGGGTATATTCTCGGTGAAGGCTTGACCGACGCGGCGGCGCTGAAGAATAAAAAGGACGGTGATAATAATGGCACTGACGTTTAAAGCAATAGCGGACTTTTCCGCTTGCTACAAGGCATTCCGTAAAATGCCGAAAGGTGTTCCCGAGGGCATTATCGTGCATTCTACGGGAGATAATAATCCAACATTAAAGCGCTATGTCAACGCGCCCGACATTTGCGGCGTTAATCCCTCCAAGAATTATTTTGGCGGTCCCAACGGTGATGATGTGACCCCTCACGGTGTTATCGGAAAAGACAAAAGCGGTATGGTACGCGCCGCGCAGATACTGCCGTATAATATTTGCTGTTGGGGCTGCGGAACGGGTTCAAAAGGCTCATATAACTATAATCCCGCATACATACAGTTTGAGATCGCCGAGGACGGACTGACGGACAGCGTTTATTTTGACCGCGCATTTGACCTTATGGCGCAGGTGTGCGCGGAGCTTATCGGGCAGTATCCGTCCATAAAGATCGAGAATATCGTTTCCCACAAGGAGGCGTGTGCACGAGGTTATGCGTCAAATCACGGCGATCCCGAGAACTGGCTGACGAAATTCGGCAAGAATATGAATTGGTTCAGGGATAAGGTCAAGAGCTATCTCAATCCGTCAACGACTGATAAGACTGTGAAATTCTCCCCTCGCCTGACAGCGCCATCCTCTTCGGACAAGCATTGGATAAAGTCGACCAAAGGCGGCTTGAATGACTGTATCGAGATCAGCGGCGGCTCGGTGCTCCCGAATTGCGTCGGTTACGCGTGGGGGCGTTTTTATGAGATAATCGGCGAGAAGCCGCGATTGAGCAAGAACAACGCCGAAATGTGGTACGGAAACACCGCGGACGGCTATAAGCGTTCACAAACTCCCGCGCTCGGCGCGGTCATCTGCTGGAGCAAGGGCATTGTCGGGAATGAAGCTGACGGCGCGGGTCACGTCGCTATCGTAGAGCAGATACTGCCTAACGGCGATATCGTGACTTCAAACAGCGCCTACGGCGGCTCGCGTTTTTACGTGCATATTTACGAGAAAAGTGCACGTTACAGTTTCGGCGCGTACAAATTTCAGGGCTTTATCTTACCGCCTGTTCAGATCAAGAATGTTACGTCCGCAGCGGCGAGCGCTCCTGTGGCAGCGTTCAAGGTCGGCGATATCGTAACCTTTACGGGAACGACGCACTACACGAGCTCCACGGGAACGCGCGGGACGGCGTGCAAACCCGGTAAGGCGAGGATCACGCGCATTGCCAACGGCGCGGAGCACCCGATCCACCTTGTCAACGACGGCAGCGGCTCGACTGTCTACGGCTGGGTCAATGCCGCCGACGTTCAGCCCGTCACAAAGAAATCCCTTGACGAGATCGCTAGGGAGGTTATCCGCGGCGACTGGGGCAACGGCGACGTGCGCAAGAAACGGCTCACCGAGGCGGGGTATGATTATAATGCGGTGCAAGCGCGCGTCAATCAGCTTATGAGGTAAGATATAATGAAAATTCACGAATTGACAAAGCCCGAGTTGGATATGTTCCGGGAGTTGTGCAATTTCACTCCCGATGAGCTTTTTTATTTTAACGAACGCGCTCAGCATAAAACACATCTTCAGATAGCAATGGCGAAGTACTGGAGCGACAGCAAAGTTAACGCGGTTTCAAGGAGCGTCAGAACGAAAATCGGCAAAATTAAAGCAGATTTCTAACAGTTTTGGCGCATAAAACAAACATAAAACAAGAGGATTTCCCACACGTCGGAAGTCCTCTTTTTGCTTTATAATAAAATTATAAATCAACAGCTAAGGACAGTTAAATGAACATATTATGTCGGATCGTTATTACAAAAAATTCAATATAAATCCTTGCGGAAAATCGGTTGGAGACTGCACCATAAGGGCTATTTCACTGGCATTGGATCAGACGTGGGAGACAACTTACATAGATTTGTGCGTGCAGGGCTATAAGATGTGCGATATGCCGAGCGCTAATTCCGTATGGGGCGCGTATTTGAAACGCAAGGGCTTCAAGCGGAATTCGTTTCCCGAGTATCTTCCCGAGGATTATTCCGTGAGCGATTTCTGCGCGGATAATCCCTGTGGAACGTATATTCTCGCATGCTCGGGGCATGTCGTGACAGTCGTTGATGGTATATATTACGACGCGTGGAACAGCGGCAGCGAGGTGCCGATTTACTATTGGGAACGGAGGGCGTAAAATGGCTTTTGAAAATTCTTACGGAGGATATACGCCGCAATATGCGTATAATCCTCAAAACTATCAGCAGAAAAACAATCAGCCGTCGGGCGGTTATTTTATCTGGGTCAATTCCCGCAAAGAGGCGGAGGAATATCCTCTTGGCGCAAACGGTGCGCTCATGATGATGAACCGCAACGAAAAGGTCTTTTATTTAAAGGCGTGCGACGGATTTGGTATGGTACAGTCTTTCAAAGAATTTCCCTATACGGAAAAAACGGACGCACCGATCGCGGAAAATCCGTCAACGGCGGACAAGCCTGTCGAGTACGTCAGCCGCGAGGAATTTGCACAGCTTAAAGCGGAACTGGAAGCTCTCAAGACCCAAAAAAGCAAGGACGAAAAAAGGGAGGATAAAAAGGTATGAACAATCCTGTTTTTCAGCAGTTTAACAACACACAAAGCAGAAATGCTGCGTCATATAAAGCTCAGCTTGAAAGCAAACTCCGCGAAATGCAAAAAAGCGGCGTAAATCCCGATCAAATCATTGGTCAGGGCATTTCCGATGGGAAAATAAGTCAAAATCAAGTGAATTTTGCTTATAACATTGCGAGAAATATTGCAAAAAATCTTTTTGGTGTGAATTAAGCGGCGATCACCGTTTAATATAAAATTTTTTAAGAAAGGGGCTTTTTTATGTCACTTACATCAAGCGAAATGACACCCGCGGATATCTTTGCGGTGACTTGCGGAGGGAAAAGCAATAACAACGACGGTTTCCTCGGCAACAGTATTGTAGGGCTTATTGCTCTCATAATCATCAGCGGAATGTTCGGATTTGGCGGCTTTGGAATGGGAGGTATGGGCGGCATGGGCGGTATTTTCCCGTGGATGCTTATGTCGGGCGGATTTGGAGGTTTCGGCGGCTTTGGCGGCGGCTATCCTACAGAGGCTATTCTTCAGAGATCGCTTGATACTCAAACGATCATTGGCAAGCTCGATGGCTTGACTCGCGGCGAATGCGACAGCACGTTCGCTCTCAACAACACCATAACCAACGGCTTCAACAATACCAACATGGGTATGATGCAGGGCTTTAACGGCGTTGAACGCAGCTTCTGCAATCTCTCGAGCCAAATTTCTGATTGTTGCTGCACAACCCAGAGAGCTATCGACGGTGTGAACTACAACATGGCGAAGAATACCTGCGACCTGCAGAACACCATGAACAACAACACGCGCGATATTATTGACAGCCAGAACGCGGGTACACGCGCTATTCTCGATTACCTGTGCCAGGATAAGATATCCACGCTCCAGAACGAGAACCAGGCGCTCCGCCTCGCGGCTTCTCAGTCCAACCAGAACGCTGTTCTTATGGCGGCTATGGACGCAAATAAGGCGGAGATACTCAGACGCACGGGCGCGGAGTGCCCGACCGCGGCGTATATCGTTCAGCCGCCTACTCCCGTAAACTTTGCAACCAACTGCAACGGACAGGCTGTATTCGGCAATAACTGCGGCTGCGGCAATAATTCCGGGTGCGGATACTGCGCGTAACTATCCGGCATGACCGTGAACTTCGGGGCGGCAGCAGTCGCCCCTGATTACTAGGAGGAACAAAATGGCATGTAAACCTGTATGCAGGCTCTGCGACAGACTGGTCATCAGTCAGTCCGTGACCTTCACGGGCGGCAACCTGGTCATCAATCTCCCCGCGGGCAGCTATAACAACGGCGAGAAGTACTGTATCGTCGTGGCGCAGGCTATTCCCGATACCGCGACGATAAACGCTCCCGTAGTAATAACTATCGGCACGGGCACGGAACTCTATCCGCTGACAAACCGATGCTGCGCACAGATCACCGCTTGCGGTATCCGTACTCGGACGCGTTATTCAACGGTCGTTGTTACCAACGGTACGGGCGGCTCGTTCAGACTGCTGGGCAACGCTGCGCCTTGCCCCGTAAACAACCTGGCGAGCATTAACGGAACGGCTCCCGCCGCTCCCGCGGCACCGACCGCTTAATTCGCAGAAAGGAGAAAATCACATATGAATATGAATACGTTGGAAGACCTTCGCGACAGTCTCTGGACGGAACTTGAAAAAATTGCCCGTGAAAAGACGATAAACGCGACTAATCTCGAGCACATCTATAAGCTTACCGACAGCATTAAGAACATCTACAAGATCGAAATGCTGGATAACGGCGGTTACAGTGAGGCGGCCGAGTGGTCCGCGGGCGGAAACTACGGCAATGAGAGCAGCTACGCCAACCGCGGTCAGCACTATGTGCGCGGACATTACAGCCGTGACGACGGTTACTCCGGCAGACGCGACAGCCGCGGAAGATACAGCCGCGCCGACGGTCGTTCCGGCATGATCGAGAACCTTCGCGATATGATGGACGACGCTAACAACGACAAGGATCGCGAGGCTATCCGCAGATGCCTTAAGCAGATCGAGGAAGGATAATACATAAGGGAGCGTTGACGCGCTCCCTTTTATTTTCTGCTTAAAGATTTTACAATAAAGATAATAAATTAAATAGTTTTAACCACCTTGCACAATTTCAAAGTGGTTTTCTTGTACAATAATACAAATTTATAAAAACCTCTTGACTTTTTGTCAGTACAGAGTTATAATGTTGTCAGTACAGAAAGTGAGGTGAAATGAATGTCCCCAAGAACTGGCAGACCACCAAAAGAAAATCCCAAAGATACCCGTATACAGATACGGCTTGACAAAGGAACTCTTGAAAAGCTCGATAAATGCGCCGAACGTGAACAAACTACGAGAAGCGATGTAATACGTCAAGGAATTGATTTGGTGTATGCTGACGAAAAAAAGAAAGGGTAGCTGTTTCCCCCTACCACAGAGTAAGCAGCTACCACCCTTGACAGATTGCTCTATCAAATATATTGTACCACAGATAGAGCCTTTTGTCAAGTACTTTTGACGAAAGGAATGTTATTATGGGAAACGATATTACGACGATGAAAAGCGAGAAGTTTGGTAAAGTCCGCTTGATATTTGAGGGCGACAAGACACTTTACTGCGCGGCAGACGTTACAAATGCGCTCGGATATTCCAACGGAAAAGACGCTATTAAGCGACATTGTAGGTGGGTCGTGAAACGCGACCTACCTCATCCACAGTCGCCAAATAAGCGGCTTGAGGCTTCTTTCCTACCCGAAGCGGACGTATACCGCCTTATCTGTCACAGCAAGCTGCCCGCGGCATTGGAGTTTGAGAAGTGGGTATTCGAGGACGTTGTGCCGAAAGCGGTTGACGATAGGCTAAACACCGAACCTGAGCAGCTCACGCTCGAAACAAGCGAGTACCACTATTTCCACAAGACATTCAAGGGTGAGCCTGTTATTACCGTAGCGGACTTTGTGCATTTCACGGAAATCAGCGCGAACTCGGTGTACAAGGCGCTGCCCAAGAACTGTATCATCGGAACGGATTATGAGCGACTGGAATACTTCGACAAGCCTATCCCGCTCACCCCCGGGGAGCAGCCGCCTCCCGACCCCGAGCAGGAGCGCCTGCGT